GCTGATTTTAACGCAGCTAAAAATATTGCTTTTAGGGCAGTTGTCAACCTGCCTAATGTGCTCTGCTTAGGTAACTAAGACGTAGAAGCGCAAGCTCCACAGCTTTAGCGTGGAGAAGTTGACTTGTCAGTACTGTGGAAAATCAAGTCCAGAAGTAGTTCTTGAGGTAGATCACGTAACTCCTGTTTCAAAAGGAGGAACTAACGAATTTGAAAATTTAATAACCTCCTGTAGAGAATGCAACCGTGGCAAATCAGATCATGAAGTTATCCCCACCGAGTTAGATGTGGATTGGAATAATGTTTTCAGTATATGGGACAAACAGAAGGAAGTAGACGAAGTTATTGAAGATTGTAAAAACAAACTCAAAGAAGCGCTTGTCAAATTAAAAGAATTGAAAACCGGAGAAATTGACAACACCCTTAGGTATATAGATACCATTTTCAAAAACCCCTTAGAGGATTTAAATGTCCAGAATCAATTAGCTCAAGGTAAATCATTGGAGCAAGTAATACAATATTATTGGGAATTGACGGGAGAATTAAAATATCAAAAATTATTGGAAGAAAATAAATACGAATTTGAAATTAAGATAAAATTAGACGAGGGAGATCAAGGAGAAGCCAACTGTTTTTCAAAACGATGATACATGAAACGACACGGCAGATACATCGGACATGAAACCAACACCCTGGAAGAAAACGTAAGTAATTCTATGAGGTAGAAAAATGAACTGCGAAGCATGTAAAACTGAAATAACAACTGAAATATGCCCAAATTGTGGATTAAAACAGCAGAAAACCTTGTGTAAAGACTGTCTTAAGAAGTTCCATAAAGACTATCTAAACATGGGTTTGTGCCCGTCCTGCTTTGAAATCGAGAAAGCAGCGCCCTTTAAGAGCCCTTCAATTGCGTTGGTATTGTCTATCCTTCCGGGATTAGGGCAATATTATTTGGGACAGAAGGACAAAGGCGGGTTCTATTTAGGGCTGTTTTGCCTTTGTTGGGTTATCCCGGTAATTGGTTGGATTATGTTGCCGGCTGCAGTTGTGTTTCCGGCAGCTGATGCGTATAAGACAGCGAAGAGAATGAATACAATGGACGAAGCGTAAAACCCCCGGGTCTTTAGCTTTGTGGCAGTTCACTTCAATTCTAGTTGTCAAGGACTGCTTGACAACTTAAAAAACGGAGATGATAACATTCAAGTATGGCTCTGTTCCCTATGTTCTCCATCCTGGTCATGTCCATTACCTTGCTTTGACATGAAAGCCCCTGATTGGTGTCCTTATAATATCAGGCAACCCGAATTCAATCTTATAAATCTGGACAAGCAGGAACTCTGTAAAATGATGGATAACATTATCAAAATAAACGACTAATATATAAGTGATATAAATGGAAGTCCGGAAAAAAACGAAGCCTAGAAAAACAAAAGCTAAAGCTCCACCAAATCCGAACGTTTTTAATTGGACTCCGAAAAGAAAACTTGCTGCAAAACTGCTGTCAGAGGGGATATATAATTATGAGGAAGTTCAGGAACAGGTTCGGATAGGCAAAACTACTCTATGGGAGTGGAGGCAGAACCCAATCTTCCTCAAGGAAGTTGACCGGCTTACTCTTGAAAACGACCTTGTCACTCGGGCAGGACTGATCAGGGAATGCATGAAAGGTCTTAACCTGAAGAAAGATCACATAGAGACCGATAAGAATACTCACCTGCACTATGTCCAGGCCATAGCTGATCTTCAGGGGCTTCTCAAGCAGAAAGTAGAGCTTGACGGGAACATGAACCATACTGGCGGGGCTGTAACGATCTACATTCCTGATAACGGTAGGGACAAAAAACAAGATGAAAAGCAAGAACCTTCCTGAAGAAGAAAAAGAAATCCGTCCCCAGCCAGGACCTCAGGAAGCTTTCCTTAGCTCCCCAGCTGATATTATCATATATGGAGGTTCAGCAGGCTCGGGGAAGTCTTTTGTACTCCTTATAGAGCCTCTTAGGCACATCAATGTCAAAGGATTCACATCTACTATTTTTAGGAGAACGTACCCTCAGATTATGAATGAGGGGGGGCTCTGGCATACTTCCCAGGAAATCTATCCTTACGTCGGTGGAGTTCCAAGGGAGTCTGATGTTAGGTGGCAATTCAAAAACGGGAACTCTATTAAATTTGCTCATCTCGAACACGAGAAATCAAAGCTTGGATACCAGGGTTCCCAGATCTGCTATATCGCGTTTGACGAGCTCACGCACTTTAGCGAAGGCCAATTCTTCTATCTCCTCTCCAGGAATCGTTCAACTTGCGGAGTCAAGCCATATATGAGAGCTACCTGCAACCCGGATCCTGACAGCTGGGTAGCCTCCTTCATAGCCTGGTGGATTAACCAGGAAACTGGATACCCGATCTCTGAACGGTCCGGAGTGATCCGTTACTTTGTGAGGCATGGAGATAGTATCTACTGGGGCGATACCCCAGAGGGTCTCTGGGACCAGGTTCAAAACCTAATCCCGGAGACAGACTTTCACCCCACTTCATTCACGTTCATTGCAGCCAAGCTTGAGGACAACCATGCACTCACGGATAAAGATCCGGGGTACCGGGGCAGGCTGTTGTCTTTACCACTTGTGGACAGGGAGAGGCTGTTGGGAGGGAACTGGAAGATCCGCTACCAGGCCGGGACGATGTTCAAGTACGAATACTTCAAAGTGATCGAAGCCCGGGAAATTCCCTGCAACCCACGGGACCTCCGACTTGTCAGATGGTGGATGCAGCTGCTACTGCTCAATCAAAAGACTCTTCCAATCCTGACTGGTGCTCCGGGGTCCTCATGGGAACGTACAAAGGAGAATACTTCATCATGGATGTCCAGCACTTCCGGGAGAACCCTGCAGGCGTTTACAAGATGATAGAATATACCCGGGACCTTGACGGAAAGAGGGTAGACATCGGCATGGAGCAGGAGGGGGGAAGTGCAGCAAAGAGGGAGATCGACACTCTCAAGAAGTCCATGTTTGAAGGCTATTCTTTCCGAGGAGAAACAAGTTCAGGGAGCAAGGTTGTAAGGGCGAAGCTGTTTTCCTCAGCTTGCGAGAACGGATTAGTGTATCTTGTAAGGGGGTCCTGGAACCACGAATTTGTATCCGAACTTGTGAACTTTCCGGATCCAAAGTTCCACGATGACCAGGTGGACTCCGCCGCAGCCGCGTTCAATTATCTTTCCGGGAAAAATTCGTCTAAAATTGAAGATTACCTGGGACTTTACCAGACAAAACCAAAATAATTCAATTTTTTTCCAAAAATACATACATTTTTATTCTTTTAAGCTGTTTTTTATATTGTTAACACTGTTAACTTTAAAAAACGGCGGTGATCTTACGGACTTTGCAGCAATCTCGGAAACTATCTATTTTGTATCAGGTATCGGGGCAGCTATCGTCAGCGCATATGGCGGAATGAGGGCAAGCGGAAGAACTACGTATCCTGTCAAGAAGATTGAAGCTGGCAGGGAGAAGATCCAGGCACTCACAGAATCAAATAAACTCCTCGAGGGCATAGCTGAACTTATCAGTGAAGTCTCAGCCGACGAAGTCTCAGCCATGATTGCGAAGAAGAAAGAGCTGGACGCAACTCCTGGGATTACCACTGAGCAGAAGGCCATCACCCTGGGTATAATGTTCATGAATGCAATGAAACAGTGATCATATGCCGGCAATTACAGCAGCGGTCCCTACATCTTCACAGCCATTTAAGCTGTTTGCAGCCGCAGAACCCCTCTCAAGGAAAAACAAATCGGCCATCAAAGGACCGTACATCAATTTTGATGAAAAGAACAGGTTCACGCTGTATCAACAGCTGAGCACATGCAATCCTTACGTTTCTACATCCTTGAACAAATTGGGGCTGTCCCTGGTCAAAGGTATGGCTTTTGACGGCACAAGCAAGCGGAACTCCAAAGAGTTCGAGGACTTCTCAAAGAAAACTAACTTCCTTAATCAAGTTCAGAGTCTAGCAAGAATCCTTTGTCGTGATGGAACTTATACAGCTCTCCCTGTGAGCGGAACCAATGGCGGAAACTTCAGGCTGGCTCCTCTGCTCATGCCTGCTCTGACCATCCTCCCCGAAGGAGTTGAACCCGGGGCGAAAGTTGACGAGGTGATGAGTCCAGGACAGAACATCGAAGGGATGCGGTTCTGCCTAAACGAAGGTGACAAACTTCAGGAAGTATATGATTATTCACAGGTCGTCTACGGAGTCTACAACGAATGGGACTCTGTTCAGGAAGACCTGAAAAAACGCAAGACCTATGGGCTGTACGGGTCCTCCCTTCTTGTTCCAATCATTCCTTCAATTCAGAACCTTCTCGATCTTGACCAGGGCTATGTGAGCTACGTCAAGAAGTACGGACGGGGAAGGTATGCAATCAACCTGAGAGCTCTCGAAGAAGCAGTCAAGCAAGGGATCATATCACCTGCTCAAGCTTCAGAAGCCGTAGCGGCATTTGCTGAAGAGCACAAGAAGCTGAGTGAAAACGAGGACATCATAGGAGCTGGACTCGAAGTCCTAACTCCGGACGCAAAGGGCAGTCTTGATACGTCCACGTTTAAGGCTTCCCTCGAAACAGAAATAATGCTCGGACTGTTTCAGAGCCCTCTGACAATGGGAATGTCCTCTAAGAGTACTTACGCATCTGCCTACCTGGTAGAAGAGGATCGGATGCTTGTCCTCGAAGGCCTTCAGAAAATCACGGAGTCGATCACGAACCAGGCCATCAATGCCAGGCTCAGAGCGATTGGAAAACCCGAAGATTCTGTCTGGGTTAAATTTGACGAGCTGAGCAAGCCTGTACTAGATTTCGACACACTTCTTGAGATGTGTAATACTGGCAAGATCACAGATGACGAACTGAGACAAAGGGCAGGATTTCCTGCAAAGGCGGTGGATACTGAATGATAACGGTAATTCTAAACGGAGCTTATACTCTTGATGCTTCAGCAAAAACAATATTATTCACAGACACATCACTCAAAAAAGAGAACTTCCTCAAAATAATAGATGTAGATCATAATTGCCTTATCTATGACAGCAACAGGCCGTTGCCAGGGCAGAACATTTCACTTGATCCAGTGACTCCAGGACTGTTTCATTATGATTACAACGGGGTTGCAGCGGGGTCTACCCTGCAGATATTTGTTGATCTCCCTTACATCTCAGTCACAGGTATTGACGGAGGCTCGCCCTAAATGCCTCGTAGTGTCAAAATCCAGACTAGGAGAGGATCTGCGGCGTCTTGGTCATCAGCAAATCCCGTTCTCGAAGCTGGAGAGCCTGGGTATGAGACAGACACTGGAGTCCTGAAAATAGGAAACGGGGTGGCGGCATATAACTCTCTATACCCCATTGCCAGTTATATGGAGGGGATGCCTACTGGCATCGAATGGGATACAGCTTCGAGTTCTCCCACCCTTACACGGATCGATATCAACGGAAACGTAATAACCCCTACTGTATCTTTTTTTGACAACCACGCGATTTGGGGGCGGATAAGGAGATGCGTTCGCAACAAGGCCACCGGAGCCATATCGTATGGCACTAATCCTCGAGGAGATGGACTCACACTCGATGGTTCTGTTGGAGATGTCCTGGTCGAAATTCCCAACGCGAAATATAAATACGAAGTTTCTGGCACAAAACGGCGTTATTGGGTCGCTCCGTTAAACTCAAATTATCCTGGGTTTTCAATCCACCCAGCTGCCATGCAGCGAGGCGGGACAGCACGCTCAAAATTGTATTTGGGAGCTTACGAATCCTATGGATACCTCGACGGTTCTACCTTCAAGTTAGGGTCCGCAACAAACAAAACCCCGGTTATCGGAGCAGTGGCATACACCAACTTACCGAATACAGGCCGGCTGACTCTCGATGATGCAGAGTTGTATGCAAAAAACGCAGGGTATTCAGGGATTGGAAATGTCTGGACTTACTCTTACATGCAGCTGCTCATGTACATAGAGTACGGTACGCTAGATATTCAGACTGCACTCGGGAAAGGAATAGTGGATCTCGCGTCTGGCACCAATTTTGCAGGAAAACTGACCGGAGCAGATTCTATCGATTCTCGTCTGGACACGAACGGAACGGGAACTGGATCAGGCACAGCTGGGCAAACGCCCGTCTGTTGGAGGGGAATTGAAAATCCATATGGGAACTGCTGGGAGTTCATAGCTGGATTGAATATGTTCCTGAGCGATGGCACATATAGAGTCCTGAAACGAGATGGGACTGGAACTCCGGCTGCTGCTCTTGCAGCAGGATCATACGAGACCGGAGTCGGGACAGTGCCGATCTCGGCTGATGGATACATCAATGGTATACAATCTGAAGAGCTCGGAGCATTGTCATTTATTCCGTCTGTTGATGCTGGATCAAGCTCGACGTATCTATGCGACCAGTTTTATTACCCTCGCTACAGCCCGTCTATCGTGCTGTTCGGCGGCGTTTGGTCTTACGGCCTGAGTACGGGCGTCGGCTGCCGGCATGCGTATTACGCTCCTTCGTCTTCCATTCGGACTATCGGCGCCCGCCTTGAGTTCTTGCTGTGAGGTGATAGTATGAATAAATTTAGTGAGATTGAAAAAGATGATATCCATCTACTAGGAGCCTAAAAATGCCAGAATCCACAATATACCCTCAAGAAATTGAAATCGACACAATCAAAAACGGAGTAGCTCGTCTACTCGCACATTGGGACATCGAGGCAGTACTACACGACGAATCGACCGTCTATACATACGAAGAATCGGTCATTAGATGGACCCTCCCTGATACCTTTGAAAGCGAGGGGCAAACAATCATAATAACCACCAGAGACGACGTCAAAGCCTACGTACAGGCCAACTCTGCTGAAATAATGTCTTTCGCAAAAGCAACAAAATTAACGATGTGATTATATGAAACTCTTGAAACCAGATGCAACCACAGATGGAAAGATCATCTTTAACTTTGAATCAAAAGGCGAGGTGATAACAATAATCAAAGAAGTTGCTGACCTCAAAAAGGCAACTCTGAAATCTGCAAAAGATGCGGCAGTAACAGAGGCAAAAGCGAAAGCAAAAGAAAAAGAGGATAAGAAGGCTAAAAGAGAAACTGCTCTCGCTGCACTCGAGGCAGCTGGAATCGTAGCGGAAGAAGTGGCATAAGCTCGATCTGCAATATCGAAAAACGGATGTCAAAAAATGCTCCTTGATTCTACCGAAATCAACACAATAGAAAGTAATTTCATTTCTCTTTTTGAACGGACATTCAAAAAAGGAATCAAGGGGCAACCCGGATCAAAGCTTCAAAAGTCAGTGAAATCAGCCTTCTCATCAAAAACTTTTGAAAAGCAGGTTGACTCCCTGATTGATGACCTCTATCTCTACACAATAGACGCCACAGACAAGCTGATCAAGAAATCCTTGAAAGCCGGCTTACAGAGGACCCCCACAAAGCGACATCTCGGAGCAGCCGAAGAGGATACATCCGGAGAGCCACTGATCTTGACCAGGGAGGCCGTCCATGAAGCATCTGGATTATCTGATGAAGTTATGGAGTCAATCATCCGGGTCCTCAAGGACGAGGCTATCTATCAGGAACATCCTACAGTCCTGGCTCGCAGGATCCTAGACCTGTGGGGGGGAGAAAGGTATAGAGCCGTCAGGTGGGCTCGGACCTTCAGCGCAGACGTCGCTACGAATACTTCTCTCCACATATTCAAGCAGCAGGGAATTGAGGAGTGTCAGTTCTATGCTCGAATAGATGGCAAGACTTCTCCTCAGTGCCGGCTCATGCATGGGACTGTATACCAGGTTGGTTCTCCGGAAGTCAGGCAGTACTCTTGTCCTTTGCACCATCACTGCAGGAGCACTTGGATCCCGGTAACTCCTTACTCAGATATCGATGATTCCATGCGTTATGAGAACCGTGACTTTACAAAGCAGGTTGATCAGAACTTCAAGCCTCTTGACGAAGGCATAGACGAGAAGGCCACAAAGAAGATTTTCGAGGAAATCGATACTTTCAATGAAAAGTGGGCAGTTCCTTCATGGATTCTGGATGAAGATGTGGAGAAGAGGATAGTTAAGCTGGGAGTTGAAGTCAAAGCCAAAGTGCCTAAGGCCAAAGCTCCAAAGAAAGAAAAGAACCCGGAGACAATAATAAGAGGCATTGAGGCGAAGATAAAGACAAGGAAAACTGAAAAGGCTTACGTCTTCGATTCAAAAGGGAACATTATCCTGGAGAAGGGCGGTACGAAGAACCAGGTATCGTTCACAAACGAAGAAGTGAAGCTTTTCAAAGGATCGATTCTAACTCACAACCACCCGGGAGCAAGCTCACTATCTCCTCAAGATATTCAGACGGCATGCATGAACTCCATGAAGGAAATCAGGGCGACAGGAACATTCAGAACATATTCTATGAAAACGAAAGATGGGAGCAACTTAACTCCTGGTCTCTGGAAGGGCGAGATAAAAGCCATATACGAGATCCATAACTCAGGAGTTAGACGCGATCTCATGAGCAGGATCGACAAAGGGGAAATGAGTCTCCAAGACGCAGAACTTCTCCATTTCCACGAGGTATGGACAAGGACAGCAAATGATATATCAAAGTTGGATTATTCATTTATTGAGGAAAAGAAATGATGGGCATAGACGATCGGGAATTAGACGAAGTAATCTATAGTCCTACCTGTCTTCCTTGCAAACATTTCAATAGAGAAGCTTATTCTGAAACTGGGAAAAAGACATGTGAAGCTTTTCCTGATGGCATCCCGGGTGAGATTTGGAAAGGTGACAATGTTCATAAGGCGCCTTATCCTGGAGATCATGGGATCCAGTTTGAACCAAGGGGGAAGTGACGCCCATGCCCACCATTCAAGACACACTTGAAGAACTCTCTGATAAGCTCTCTCAAATGACAGAAGAACAATTAAAAGATTGGGCTGATCAAATACTCAATAACTCAAAGAAATATGTTCCTGTAAAGATGAACACGTCTGGCAGGATGTTGCCTCCGGGTGAGTGCGACAGACCAATTGACAAGTATCTTGATGAGACATGGGGAAAAGACTTTTTCCGGTAATTACTTTCACCCACGTTTTTTCTTTTCTTGACTTGCAGTACCAGAATATTCATTAACTGTTTTTTAATCTTTCTAAATTTTAATAGATAAATTTATAATTGTTAACAGCGTTAACTTTATAAAATGACTGTTTTTCTGGAAGGTTTAGCCTTCCCTCTGGGTGAAAAAAACATCAATGGATGGGGAATCCCAGAATCCGAAGCAGCGAGCGCCATCTCCTCATTAAAAGCATCTGTTCTAAAAATATGTCCAGGCGAAGCTCACGCATGCGATTTTTCCGAAGATCCTTACGGACGAATAGGAAGGATCGTTGATGCTTGGCAACAGGGTAATGGTATCTACGTGAAGGCTTCAGTCACTGACTCGGTTGCCTCGAGGAAGATCAAAGAAGGAACTTGGGATGAACATACATGGAGCGTATATGCGGATTCTTTGATAGACCCAAAGCTAAACAGTGGATGGGCTAAAGGCTTCACAGCAAAGGCTCTCACCCTCGTAAAAAAGCCCGCCTGGACTCAGGCACAATACACAGTTTCGGCAGCTGCTGATAATAAAGTTAAGCTGCACACATTTTCACAATTTCATATAATTGCATCTCAAGAAGGTGATCCTATCACACCAGATCTCGAAAAACGAATTTGGGAGCTTGAAACACAGCTTGCAGAAAAGGACAAGCTCATTGCAGAGCTTCAGCCGAAAGCTGATACCGTAGGCACACTGGAAACACAGGTCGCTGAATTGACAGCCTCAAAAACATCTCTTGAAAAGGAAATCGGAGAAAAGACTACACTCATAGCCTCTCTTGAAAAAGGGCAGGCCGGAAGCGTACCGATGGACAATGTACAGGCACTTATAGCCTCTGCAATCGCAGACCACGACAAGGAGAAAGAAGCCAAGTCCATACTTGCAGCTGCCAGGGACAAGTTCGTAGCAGCCAGGAAAGAGCTCGGAATCGAGACCAAGCCGGAAGAATTCACAAGCTTGTCAGCTTCGGACTTCGAGGCAATGACTGGAACTCTGTCCGTGAAGCTCTCAGCGAGTCAGATGCCAAGGTATCCTGCGAACGGATCGAGTTCCGCATCCAAGCTTCAGGTGTATGATCCGAAGAGCAACTCTTACAATGAGCAGGTGATCTGATGGTCCAGCCAGGGTGGAGAGAACCTGCAAACAAGGTGTGTCAGAACGGCGGAGGACTCGACACAGAGCAGCTCCAGGTTGGAGCCAACGCCACGGCTGCAAAGATGCTCCCGGGGATCGTAGTAATCCGAGATGCAAATGACTATTCCGTCATGGAATGGGCATCCGGTGGCCACATGATTGGATACCTTTCCTACGAAAACTCTACAGACAAACCTGAAACTATTGACACTGCTTATGCAGTTGGGGATTCTGTAGGGATCGAAATCGGAGCGAACAGAAGGCAGCTTGCCAGACTCACCACTTCTCAGACAATCGTGAAAGGCCAGCCTCTCAAAGTTACTACCGATGGTTACCTCGCAGCTGCTGTCGTGAATGGGGTCGTCTCGATCGACCAGGCCGGGACCGGATCAGTAAGTACCGGAAACGACGACGTAGTAGCCGACGCAGAAGAATCTGTAACCACCACATCAAGCACGGCAAAAATCTGGGTAAGGACCAGGAAGTGATGAAAAATGACATCTAACGCGCTTCTCGAATCTCTCAGAGAACAGTTCGATCCAACCATTGTCCCTGTTCTCAGGGCCAATTCTATCGGCAGGCAGCTGATGCCTATCAACACTGAGCTTTCCGGCAAAGGCCTCGGAGTTCTGACTGTTGAAACCATGCAGTATGTTGCCAGATCCGGAGCAACTACTAATTATGATGTCCAGCAGGACAACCAGGATACTGTAGATATCAAAAGGTTCCCCACAAGGGTCCCTGTTCAGCAGGACGACGTGCTGATTAAATTCCGTGACTGGCAGGCGTATCAGCTCAAAGGGGTCCCACTTGAGAACGACCTCAGTCAGGACATGACAGCAAGCATCGTAAGAGCACAGGACACGCTTATTGTTGATGGCTGGAAACCAAACGGCTCAACCTACGAACTCAAGGGCCTTTATCAGGCTGCTGGAAATACCGTTTCTGCCTCAGATGGTGGGACTTACGGAAATCTGAAAGCAGCTGTTGTTTCCGGAATTTCCCTCCTCAAAACCAAAGGAGTCTATTCTAACGGGTACAACCTTTCCCTCGCTACTTTCAATTACCAAGAGCTTACGGATTCTGAAAACACTTACGGGAAAGAAGAGTACGACGCTGCCCTGAGAGCATTGAACACAAACATTCCAACTCCCATAGGCAGGATCTTTGAGTCTCCGGACCTCGCCGCAGGCACTGGTATGATTACGCCGGTGGCCACTCAGGAGAACAGGAGATTCTTCGACCTGATTGAAACCCAGCCAATCATGAACAACCTCTGGTATACCGACGGAAACGAGACCACCGGAGATATCAAGATGCAGCAGGTTGGAGCAATCGTGCCCAGGTTCAAGCACCTGAACACTGCCACAATGACTGATGTTTGCATCTGTTCCATCACAGGACTCGGTAGCAGCTAAGCGGTGGTGTCATGGTCAGGGTCAAAGTAAAAATCAGCCAGGTCATTGTGATGGAAACACGCAAAGTCTACAAGACCGGAGAAGAATTTGAGTGTTCAGAAGAGACCGCATCCAATCTCAGAAACGCGGTAACGGTCCTCGGGGACTCTGAACCTCTCGAACCTCTCGAACCTGACCAACCTTCTGTCAGGAAACGCAAGTAATCCAGGTGGGTGGGAAAATGGTCCTGTGTTCTGTTGAAGATGTCCAGGCTTATGCCAAGCCTGAATCCGTAAGCGATGCGGACATCACCGCAATTATCCAGCGAGTTTCTACCGACGTAATGACCAAAGCGGAAGCTACGGACGAAACCAACGCTTTCCTTGTTCAGGCAGGGATCCACGGGTCTGTAGCAGCAACCCTGAAAAAAGCTCGTAGTAATGGGGAGCTGGCGGCTTCGGTAGAGACCCCTGAGTACAAACAACAGAACACCGGGATCATTGATGAGATCAACTCTCACGAGAAAGAAATGGCTGGTTATATTCAACGGTATCGAGACGCTGAGAGGTACAAGAATTTCGCCATTCCATATGCAAGAGCAGGGATAGGGACCGTGAATGCAGAACTCGAGTCCTAACGAATGTGTGTCATATTCTGCTGTTACGTTATCCGGACCAACACATATTACGTAACTTTATAAAAACACGTCAAATCGTATCCTTCGCGGGTGCGTGTATTGAAATAATATTCCATATCGGGAACTTAGTATCATGGCTCAAGACGCTCCGCAGATGATGTTGTATCGTTCGGAGTGTGAGCAACATCGCAACTGTCTTAAGAATGATCTAAAGGAACTGATCACACAAGAGAGAAACGACAGGAGAGACGGCGAATTGGAAATGAGTAAAGGTATTGAAAAGGTCGATGGGAAGATGGATTCCCTCAACGCCAGGACCAATCAAGTTCTATTCGCCGTTGCTCTGGAGATGGGATTGCTAATACTTGGGTATATCATGGGAAAGATCTGAAATGTTCTATCCGTCCACAGTAACTCGATATCCGTATTTAAATAAAAATGCACACCATAAAGTTACGTACGGTACTGCAGTCACCCTCTCCTGTAAATACGCCGAGAAATCAGAAAAAATACAGGATCAAAACGGGGATGAAATTCTTACTTCTGCATGGCTGATGTTCCCTGCTGGTGCTGTAATAAATTTTGATGACAAAGTGATTCTTCCAGATGGGGAGTCTCAGAAAGTTGTTACGGTTCACCGCATCAGAAACCACATGGGACGGGAAATCTGCGTGGAAGCCTACCTAACAAAGGGGTCTTTCTGATGCCTGGGGCTGCTAAGTGTCTGGCAAATCTAGCTCTCACAAAAGCAAGGTTTGAGAAGTTCGGCAGGCAGGGACTCCTTGACTGGTGCAATGAGGTCATGCGGGAAAGCCAGGCAAAGTACTGTCCTGTCGATACCGGCACTCTTCGCAGATCCGGACGAGTTCAGATAATGAAGAATTCTCTTACGGACTTCAATGTTAGACTTTCTTACACTGCTAATTATGCGATATACGTTCATGAAATTCCGATGGCTCATGACGTTGGATCAATGAAGTTTCTGTCCACACCTTTCAATCTGATGTCATTTCGCCTTATGAAAAAGCTTGAATCCGAGATGGCAGGTGCAGTATGACCTGGCTAGAGGATGTAGGAGAATGCCTGCAGTCCCGGGGAATTGGAACTCTTGCAACTGACATCTTCTATACCAAATTTCCTGCACAACCGTACAACTGTATTCTCCTCATGGGTCAAGCTGGACAGAGTACGAAAACTACTCTCCGGAAAACCATGACCCTTGAACGACCTGAGCTCGGGATAAGGGTAAGGAATCAGGACGACGAGACCGCTGATGCGAACGCAAAGGCAATTTATGACCTTCTAAATTTGACATTCAACGCCACTCTTGGCTCTACACGTTTCAAGAGCATAAAGGCGATTGCTCCGCATTTTTCCGTTGGCCAGGACAAGAACGAAAATTTCCTATATTCCATTAATTTCTCGCTTGAAATTGGCTAAAAAACAGGCTGATACACCATGTCAAAAGAACACATCGATACGACAGAATCCACGATATCCATAGACGGAACCGTGATTGATGGAGTCACACCAGGTTCGCTTCCCTTCCCGAAGCCAAGCAGGGACACAAAAGACGTCACTACGATGAAGGATACGGTCAGGAAGAAAGGTCTGAAAATCCTTGATCCCGGATCTGCTTCTTTCTCGGGGATTGCTATACCAGGAGATCCCGGACAGATAGCTCTGAAAGCTGCTTCAAACGACACGAAGGAACACACCTTCCAGATCTATGTTCCAGAAGGTGGACTGACATTTGAATACCAGGCTTACGTCAGCACAGACTATCCAAGCGAAGAGGACGAAAACACCCTGTATTTCAACTGTGACCTGGAGTGCACTGGTGGTTTTGTTGATTCTACGACCTTTGCAGGAATCACTTCTATTGAGGGCGTAGCTGTTGGCATTGCACATTCTCCAGCAGCGGCTAACACGGCTCTGCCTGCCACCGCGAATGATGTAATTTTCAAAGAGGCAACCGGAATCACCACAGACACGGTTGAGGTCACTGCTGCAGCTGCGAGCTACATTGGCATTTCTTATGATGGTGGGAAAAACTGGACAGCACTTACCAGTGGGACAGCTGCAACTATTTCCTCAACTATCTGGCCTGCAGCTGGTGGACTTTCGAAGGCCATCATCAAGGTCATGGAAACTGACAAGGCGACCAGGTTCGTCGATCTGTTCATTGCAAGGGCTTAAGGTGGTACTATGGTAGGCAGAGAAACCGAAGTAATCCCAGGTAAGGACCTGCTCTTTACGTGGAAAGGGAAAAGGAAACTCTTTGAGCTTGTAGGGGCCCGGACAGAACAGCAGTTTGCAAACAAGATGGCAGAACTTGCAAAATCTGACGGGCTTGATGATGAACTGTTTGCTCAGATGTATTGCATCGGGTTCAACTGGAGAAAGAACGGCACTGTCATTTCACAGGAAGAGACCGTGGACATCATTGAGGAGTTCTGCCAGGTCAATGGGTTTGGAAGCAACGAAGTCCGTGACAAGCTCATTGATGCGTTTTGCGAGTCTGGAATCTATGACAAGAACGTGATCATGGCCAGCAGGAAGCTCCAGGCACAGATGACTGAAGATAAACTCCTTGAACTCTCAAAAAAGAAAGATTCCGTGGGGTCTGATACGGGGGAAGCTGGGCAGACATCGACATCGATGAACTGATTGACAAAGTTCAGAGACTATTCTACCAGCTTTGTGGAAAAGATCCTTCGGAATTCTGGGATTTCACCCCTGCTGAAACGGCTCAGATGATTGATGTAAAAATCAAAGACCGTGAATTGCAAGACAAAATTGAGCTAGTGGGACGGGCAGATCTCAAATGCGGGATGATGAACGCTGCTATTGGCCCGTATCTTAAGAAGGGGGAAAAATTCCCCTACAGAATCGAGGGTTTCCTTCCGAAGGACATGCGCCCGGAAAAACCAATTGTATCCGAAGCTGAAAAATCAAAACGCTGGCTGGCTGCAGGACATGCCATGATGAAAGTTGTGAAAGAAAACTAAAATGGATGGGGGAATAACATGGCAGGGGTTGGAGAAGTGTGGGCAGATGCCGGGCTTCACGTCGATGGGTCTTCATTTGCTCAGTATGGGGCAATGCTGAAGCAAGCCGAAGGCCAGGTTAGCAGTTTTTCTGATGGTACTAAAGCAGCTATGGCATCAGCTTTCATGATCCCGGCTGCAGCGGTGACTGGAGCAGCCGCTTACGGAGCTGCAATAGGGGCCTCTTATGAAACGGCGGGGATAAAACTTGAAACACTTTATGGGACTCAGCAAAAAGCAAACGAAGAATTCCAGTGGCTCTCCGACTTTGCTGCAAGTACTCCTTTTGAATTCCCTGAACTCCTCCAAGTAGACGGCCTCTTAAAAAATGCCGGATTGTCTGCACAGGAATACATCAAAGGTGTAGGGGATGCATCCGCAGCACAGGGGAAAACAATAGAGCAGACAACAGAAGCAATAGTCGATGCAATGACAGGCGAGTACGAGCGTCTAAAGGAATATGGAATAACTTCTGTAGAAATCACAAGTAAAAACTATGAAAAACTCGGTGTAGCCGCCGAAGACGCAGGAAAACGCGCTCTGCTTGCAATAGATAAAAACGGGAAAGAGCAGGTAATGGTTGTTGACCAGAACAACAAACAGATGATTGCCTCCACTATCCTGGCATTTTGGAATGACAAATACGCCGGAGCAATGGAAAAACAGAGCCAAACCATTACTGGGATGTATTCGACTATCAAGGACAATATCAAGAACGGCCTGGCTGAACTTGCAGGCTTTGATATGTCCTCGATGACAATAGAAACTTTTAGCATACTTGGGGCGCTTAAAGAGCTCGCCGGCGTTGCTATCGTTGTCTCGGATAAATTTGCAAATATGTCTGAGCCAATGCAGACATTTGTTCTCGTGGCCACCATTGGAGGTGCTGCTGCCCTCGCTCTCGCGGGCGGGCTGATTGCTGCTCAGGTGGCTGGGATCACAGCAACGGGTGTAATGGCTGCTTTAGGCTTTGCCGTAAATACTGTCATTTGGCCGGCTACTCTCATCGTTGGTGCTCTCGCTCTCGTGGCCGCTGGGCTGGTTTATCTTGATGAAAAAACCGGCATTGTAACATATTCATGGACACTGTTTAAAGACCTTTTTACTATTACAACTAACGGAATTATAACTGCTGCCGGTATTCTCTGGGACTTTATTACCCTCGCTATGGATGGAATCAAAACCGCCATCTCGGACATGTTCCCCCCCGGTTTTCTTGAGGGTGTAGGAAATGCAGTGAATGGAATTATTTCTCAGTTTTCTAATATGGGAGTCAACATCCACACGAAGGCCGAGGGAATCCGTGCGGATAATGGTAATATAGGGACCTCAGCACAGACAGCTGGAGGTCAAGTCACCGGAGCAACCGGACAAATGATGGCAGGATTCACTGGTGCAGGTGCTTCTGCGTTGGGCATGGGTGCGAACACTCTAACGGCAACTGGTCAGATGGTAAGTGGTTTCGGTGCAGCTGGGGGAGCTGCTACTACGATGGGGGGTAACGTAGCCGGAACTGTACCCGCAGTCAACTCCCTCACCGGAGCAGCAGGCTCGGGTACAGCTGCAAATCAGTCCTATGCTGCGTCTTTTATCAACGTTTCAACCCAGGCAAGTGCAGCGGCTTCAGCTGCAATCTCTGCTGCTAGCAGGATAGGCTCTGCTATCAAGACGTCTATGGCACAGGTCGGCGAGCTTGAAGCTCTTGCTGGAAAGTGGAACACGAGAGCAAAATTAGGTATTACATCTTCGGGTGGAGCTGGAACTGGGGAAGGAAATGTCAAAGTCGTTGCAAATCCAAATAATTATACAGCGAGCGAAACGGCTACACGGTCCGCAAATCTCACGGTTTATAATAATAATAAACAGACGATAAATAACAACGGGGATAAACTCAGCGCATCTAAAGCAAAAGCGGCAGGAGTCTAAAAATGGTTACTGTTTATGTTTCCAATCTTGGAACCGATGATTATACAGTTGATGGTACTGCTGATAATGTTCAGATAAATCAGGCTCTTGCATACGCGAACACAAACGGTACACCTTCAGCCCCGATTACAGTTTATCTCCGTGGACCATTCACTTATGAAATTGCTGCACTCCTCTTAGCAGGGTCTAATACTATCCTCACCGGGGATTCCTCCGCAAAATGGAGGCTTAAAAATAGTGCATCATGGGCGGCAACCTCTGATACAACTGCTCCACTTATAGGACAGTTAGTTACTCCGATAATAAACTTTGAATGTCATGGTTTTGAAATCGACGGCAATGATGTAAATCAGCCATCTCCAGCGATAAGAGGCAAACTGTATTATGTCCTGATGTGGTTTGTCCAGTGCAATAATATAAAAATGCATGATATGTACCTGCATGACGCTCTCTCTGATGGGATGAGGATGGATCGTGGTGATGGACTCTATTTTTATAATAACCGCGTGGAGAGAATGGGGCACGAAGGCTCTTTTTTTATTCGCTCTACGAATTTTGAGGTTTACGGAAATACCACTCTTATTAGGTCGAATTCTGCTCACAGATTATGGAATACAGGAACGGGAAAAATATATGATAATGTAGCTCGCCCTTATGCGCTCACTTCTATTTCTGGAAATCCCGGTATTCAAATTGAACATTCTGATGTTTCATACCCTATGCAAAACGTAGAAGTGTATGGAAACACCTTGACCGATTGTTGGGGAGAAGGGATGTGGGTAATTGAGTATGGAACCGGTGGGCAGGCATCCGCTAAAGGGTTGTATATCCATGATAATGTAATTACCGGAGCAGGCCGGATAACCACTATTGATTATAATGCAGGAATCGCTATTAGTGGGTGGAATGGCGCAAGAATAGAACATAACGTCATAAAAGATTGCTATAATGCTGGTATTCTTGCGTATGATTCTCCTTCTGTTTCGGGATCAAAAATATATTGTACTGGAAACACAATCACAGGAACAAAATTGACCCTGAACTCCACTAAAAAGAGCTATTCGGGATATGGTGTAGCAAACCCCTATACAAGTAATTATACTCTTGTAATGTCTTCAAACGTTGTTTCTGGAAATGTAACCGGTGATTATCTCGGAGTTATATACGGAAATGATGTTCCCACGACAGTTCTTCCAAAAGTTCTGCCTTCCATCAGAATAAATGAAGTAGACGAATTAGTTAATTATTATATTGATAATTGGCCATCTTATGTCAATCAGTACCCAATAAAAATATTAGGGTACGGAATCGATACCGATCAATCCATAGGAACTGACAAACCCCCAGGTTTTGATGGATGGACATTGGGGGATTTTGGCAGTGATGGCACATCAATTAATTTTAGATGTTACGGACTTGGGAAAGACGATGCCCGGAGAGCTTTAGCTTCGTGGAAAAGGAAAGGAAGAGTATACGTTGAAAAAGGCGAAGATCCTGGCTGGCAGGTATCCGGGATTGTCCGAAACCACAGTTCAAAACAGAATTTAGACGGCGGGGATTTGATCCTCGAAACCAATCCATATGAATACGATGTTAATTTTTATTGCGATTCCCCATTCGAGGAAACTGTAAATAAACATAACCGAGCGAGAAAATTAACTTATTCAGGGGAAACATGGAGTTCAGATAATTGTTATGCAGGGAACATCCTTAAAAATCCCTCGTTCGAGGAATGGAGCCGAAGCGCAGTTCAGACATGGGAATCGAGAACCGCAGCTGCCTCCGTTAATTTTGAATGTGTAGGTGTCTCAGAAGATCTGGAACAATATTGTGCTGTAGCCTCTTCTGGAGCAAATAATCGTATTCAAATTTCAGCTAATGGGAACGCCTGGACTATCCCAACGTCACTTCCTGCAAATGTAAATATTGATTGGAAAGGTGTTACATGGGGACATACTGCTGGAATAGGCACTGTTGGAGATCCGAACCCATACGTAATGGTTTCTTCAGATAATTTTGTCTTGGTTTCCTCTGATAATTATGTCCTGGTATCTGGGGATACACTCCCTGTGGAAATGCTCACGGGTAGATGGGTAGCAGTGGGGCACACATCAGGGACCGCAGGAGCAGCGCACTCGGAAGATGGAAATACCTGGATTGCAGGCGTTACGCCGACTGGTAATTTTGAGGACGTTTGCTATATTTTCGATGAAGAAAACGATATCTATAGATATGTTGCATGTGGAGCAGGAATAATAATATATTCAGATACAGGCGGGGCAACGTGGATATCTGTAGCAGTCACCGGCTCTTTTGTGTCCATTGAATATGCAGCCGATATAAAACTACTTGTAGCAGTTGCATCCACAGGACAGATTATATATTCAGACGATTTTGCTGAAACCTGGCATACTACAACCGCCCCGGTAAAAGTATGGAATGAGGTTAAGAGGGCTGAATACTTAGGATTATTCATTGTTCTATCTACTACAGGAGGACCACAGCAGGCCGCAACCTCACCATCTGGTATTACGTGGACCCTGAAAAATGTGCCTTATGGAAGTTCTGTGGTAATTCCGGGCGGTGGGGATGTTTCTACAACCGTTTATACCTCCGAATCTGATTATCCGAGTAATGTTTTTACGTCTGCTGCAATCGCTTATAGTTCATCATCTACAAGTTTGGAACTTACAAAAGTTTTGCCGGCTCTAACAAATGGAAATAAGTATCGGCTGGATCAAGTTTCATGTCAGTTAAGGACACTGCTTGCCGGGAAAATAGCATATCTGAAAGTAACTATTCAGGCAGCCTCTTTGTACGGTGGAGTAGAAACTACCGTAAAAGAGTGGCAAAACAACACTATATCTTATGTCCCGTGTACGTTTGATTGTGCTATAGAATCAGCAACAGCGGAAACGGTAACAATAAGATACTACATGAAAACCTCGGATGCAGCTTATAGGGCAGCCGCTAAAGTTTTAGGGTATAAAGTAACAACTTTCAGCACAACTTCTGGAAGTGTAACATATAATTATAATGAATTGTCAGGTCTTGCAGTTTCCGAAGAACTTGGGTATATCGTAGCAGTTTCTCAAACTGGAACCGGAAACCGGGTTCTGAATACCACTGATGCGGAAACCTGGATTTTTGGAGAAAGTGCCTCGGATAGTGCATGGAAATCAATATGTCTCTATTCTGATAATCTCAAATTTGTTTCGGTGGGAAGCTCAGGCGCGATAATGACCTCTGATGACTACGGAAAGTATGTCGCCGGTGGTTGGGATTTTGTAACAGAAGGACAGTCAAGATCTGAAACACCATACGAAGGCTCGGTTAACCTCCTTATATCAGGTGATGGTGTAACTGAGTTCCCCGGCATGACTACACAGTCGGTGCAATTCGAGGCAGGAACTACATATTCATTATCCGGGTATGTTGGGAAAGTGGGCGCAGATGGATCTGCTATTATTGATATCTATGCAGGCGGGGAGATAGTATTATCCTTAGAATGGACTGAAGAAGGCGAGTATACTCCACTTCTGGATACAATTCAGTTTGAGATACCTCCAAGTGATGCACTTCTTAGGGTGTATGGCTCAGGAACTCCATCTAATGCAACCGAAATTTATGTTGATAAACTTTGCTTGCAAAAACTTTCAGATTTTGACATTGATGAAATCGGAAATGACATTACAACCACCGGCACAGTGGATACCACTCCCGATATTTCGATTGAAGCTATGGGAACTCTCGCGGGATCTGTCGAAGGAAGAGAAACCGCAGGAGAAACAAAGGTACATTCAGACTTAGTAAATGTTGGGAGTACTCAGTATACCACTTATCAACTTCAGGACTTTTATAATTATACAGTTACGGGAGTAACCGGGAAGAAATTCAGAGTTGATAAAGTAGGAATTAAAGGATGTGTTGCCTCTGCCGGCGCGACGTGTGGATCGAAAATAGAGGTTTATTTCGGGATAGTTCTCGCAGGCACTTATACGTTTTCAGCAACTACAGTATTATCCAGTTATACAACGCATTCCGCAGCCCCGGCGTTAACCTGTGCAGCAGGAGAATCAATCACATTCAAGTATTATTTGAAGTCTAGCAGTTCATCGGTGCGGGCTTACATAAGGGATGCGACCTCTACAATAACGGAAGTTTTGAGTACCCCTACAGTGGCTATCAATGCGGGAATTTCAATATATAATACCACCGATCCTTTAACAGTGATAAGACTCTGTAATAAAATATGTCCTGGAATAAAGATAACAATAAATGCAGATGGGACAGGGAGCATGAGGTATTCAGAGGATTTCTCGGACTCGTCTTATCAGGCTGCTGTATTGTCAAGAACAGGGGATTCCTATCTGGAGGACTTAAAACAGGTACATCTTACAGGCTCTCTAGTATGGGAATTTGATTCCCTTAGTCCAATTACCGGCATCCCTTACGTTATAATGGACGTGGTTTCCGGCATCCCCAAGCTGCAGATATCAACGGATAACCTAACATGGTACGATTGTGATTCTAATACTCTTGATGTGTTGACATCCGAAAGAGTAACTAGAGAACTGGATAATATCTCAACTCCAATGAGATTATACGGGAAAACGAAATATTATCTCAAGTTGTCTCCTGCATCGGGTTCTCTGGATATAAATTATATGTATATGTTTACATACCTCATTACGATGGATGCAGAACATCCGGTGATTTCCCCCACGGGGTCCCCTGAAACTTTTGCCGTATTGATGACAAATGATGTCCCATGCATCATAAATCTAAAGTATGCAGACAAACACTGGACGGTTTAATCATGCTTTGGTATTTTAAGCCTCGTGTGATTATTCAGAAACCCTCCGGAGAGATGTATTATCCAAAAATGGTTGGAGCTTCGACGACAGAAACCGCCAAATTCGGCAATACAGATAACGCAGAAATCGAACTAATCACAAACAGAAGCCCATATACATCCGAGTATATCAATCCAGTTGAAACTGATGATATTGTCAGGCTCCAGGTATCCGTGAGGATGTCCCCAAAAGAAAAGTTCGTTTTTGTAGATCTTTTTGAGGGGAGAATCGAAGCCGTTTCGGCGAATTTCACGAATAAAAATAATACAACCTTGAAGTGCAAAGGGCATATTAACGCGGCATCAAAACATCTGATTCAAGAGAATAAAACGTGGACCGGGACAGTCGAAGCTCGCACTATCCTTGCATATTTTATTAATTCCTCGATTCCTCGACTTACATGGTCGAATGCGCTCCCGTATGTGGGAGCAAGCAGTGTGAATTTTACTGATGCTGAATCCGCTTATGCATCGAAAGCGGATCAAACTTATCTTACTCAGGTACTTCAAGACCTTGAAAAACAGTCTGCTTATACATATAGAATCGGTGCAAAACCAGTTTACGCAACCGGAGGACTTCTCGATAAAGTTTATGTAACTTGGCTCCCCACAAATCAAACAGTTACAGATAAATACAAGTGTATAGAGGGGACTGCGCGTTATTTGGGGAGTACATTTGTGGTGTCTATCGAAAATCAGGCTACACAGTACATAATCAAGGGTGATACCCCATCCGGAGGAACACAGTACACAGGAACTGCAAGAGATGAGGCTGCAATTTCAAGATATGGGCTTAAAACTGACATTGATGTTTTTTCACAACTACAATCAAACGCGACCTGTAAAAGTATAGCTGAAGGTGGACTTCCGGTCAAAATCGGCAACGAAATATCAGGAAGTATTACACTTGTTGGAACTCCGGATGCTCACTCAGGGGACGTTGTGTATGTAAAAGCAGTATCCACAGAACTTAATAGAGCAATCGTCGAGGGCGAAATGGAGGTTTCCAGAGTTAGGTCCTCCATAACTTCTAACTCATACAAAACCACCCTCGATGTGGGTGGAATTGTTGAAAATGTTTATGATCTAATCAAAAATATAAAAACGGTAGCAGTAACAACAAAATGCAATCAGGTGACATAAAAATGGTAGCAACAGAATACCCAATCACATTAACTATTTCGGCTATGGCGTCGGCTATGACTGACGCAAGAGCACCTACATCTCACGCAACTACGCACAAAACAGGCGGAACAGATCCAATAAAATTAGATGAATTGGCAGCTCCTACGAATGTAACAGCCCTGAATGCTTCGACTTCTGCACACGGATTGTGTCCAAAAGGGGAAAATACCGGATATAAAACGTTAAAAGATGATCTCACATGGGGCTACGCCTCAGTTGATGGAGGTAGTGCATAATGGCTCAACTATCAAAAATAAGATTCCGAAGGGACACCTCGGCACATTGGGCGAATGTTAACCCCATCCTTGAAGCAGGGGAACCCGCTTTTGAAACGGACACTTTTGTGTTCAAAATCGGTGACGGAATCAAAACTTATAACGCTCTTCCAATAATTAATCTCACGTCTGGAACTCCAACATCAGGATCAGGATACAGAAAGGCAATTACAGTAGGCCATGCTTATGTTATCTGCGACCTTACCAACTTCCCTGTACTTGTAAAAATAACCAACGATGCGCAGATAGGAACACGCTCGCGCGCTGATGGGTACGATATCAGATTTGCTTTGAGTGATAACACTAACCTGGATTATGAGCGTGTTTCATTTTCAACAGCCGGAGGCGTATGTAATGCAGTATTCTGGGTCAGGGTTCCCACATTAACAAGCCTGACGGATACAACTTTCTTTATAAAGTACGGAACTGAAACAAGTGATGGCGAAAATAAAACTGGTGTCTGGAATTCAAATTATAAAAGAGTTTATCACCTCGAAGAAACAGGCACTGGAACCACGGGAGATTTCAAAGACTCTACATCAAATAATGGCGACAGTGTAAACACTACCGATCAGCCAACGCGAATCGCAGGTATGGTTGGATACGGTCAGGATTTCAATGGCACTACCTCACTAATAGCATTTGAATCATCTCCTGCACTTTCAGTTATGGATAATTTCACAATATCCTGGACTGGAAGAGGGGTGGGTCAATGTGTTATGGGGGGATATGGTCCAAATAAAATAGTTGCAACTGATACATTTTTCGGGATATACGGGATCTATAACTCAGTGGCATGTCAATACACAGTATCTCCTGAAAGTTATGCGCCCACTGCTGCCCTTAACAGATACTCAATTGTTAAACAGTCCTCAACACTATTCTTCTACTACAACGGGGAACTCGTAACCTTCTTAGGGTGTGATCTTGATACGAACTTATCGTTCTCGGTATTGGGCTCGGAAGCGTATTGGGGCGAGTATTTCGACGGAATAATAGACGAATTGTTTATTTCCAACACGAACCGTCCGGCTGAATGGGTATACGCCGAGGCAATAAATATGAGTGCGCCGTCCACATTCTTGACTTTTGGGGCTGAAACATCATACTAAAATTGAGGTGAAAAATGACAAATACATACCCTTCAGGGAGTAGATTGGTCTGGAAAGGCATATCCTGGATTATCACCTCTACGAATATGGATAATGTTTGGGTAGATAATGATACCGGATACCTCCACATGGTCTTGAAAAAGGTTTCCGGTGTCTGGACAGGCGTGAATATGGAGGATGGAACTGCCCTCCGGCTGTATGGAAAAATGAAGTGGGTAGCGGCTAGTGCTACCCTAAACCTCGAACGAAACACAACCATAGGATTGTGCACATATCACGCCCCAGTTGACGGAAATCACAACGAAATAGACATTGAAATTAATCAGTGGCCTGGATATGATCAACGTGTTTGGTTCTCAAATCATCCTGCTGGTATAGATACATACCCGGAAAATATACATTATGGGGTATTAACATCAAATCCTAAACTCGCGGATACCGCCGTAACGTATATTATAGAGTGGGCTCCAGATAGAATATATTGGGCAGTAATCGCAAGTGATGGACAGATAATTATTGACTGGAGCTATGTACCCGGACAGGGAAGTGCTGATATTCCTAATATTCCCTCGGCGGTATGTATGGATATATTGCCTCTCGCCGGGGCTTATTTCCCTGCTGTTGGTACATATTTTGAGATTGTATTCAGTGATTACACTTTTAGCGAGTTGTCCGGAAATGCCAGTTTCACTACATCGGATATTAATTCAGGATGTGCTACGCAGTTTATCGACACCAGCGAAGGGACTCCTACAGCATGGAGCTGGAATTTTGGAGATGGGTATACTTCCACAAAAAAGAATCCTATTCATCGGTATGCGGAAAACGGGACGTATTCTGTCACGTTGACGGTTACAACTGCGCTCGGTAGTGATTCAGTAACGCAGTCTGTAGTGGTTTCTTAAAAAAAGAGGAGGTGAAATTATGCCATGTGGCTCAAGAGATAAAAAACCTAAGAAGTGAGATTAACTCACTTTCATATTTTTTTAACCTCATGAATTAATTAACTCTTGAAGTCGTATTTCTTCAAGTCGTATTTGGTGAACTACCACACGCTAAAGCTGTGTGGCTTCCTGATTCATCCCCCTTTCTATTGAAAGTAAGTGGGTTTTCGCTACCTCCGCGCTCCACATCCTTCTATAAAACTAAGCTTTCCTCTCCACGTTTTCTTATTCTTATCTTTTTAGTTCATTGCCTCTACCCTCGCGGTGTTAAAAGGGGGTAGAAACGTATAGGCACTTATTTATAAATCATCCCCAATCCCTTTCTTCACAAGCTCCTCAAGTTTTTCAACATTATCCGCATAATAATCCCTGATATTATCAGCAACCCCGCCAGCTTCAATGCAGGCATGTACAACAGAATGACATGATCGGCACAGCACGACTAAATTATTTTCATCGTGTGTTCCTCCGTGGCTCACGGGAATGATATGATGTCCGTCTAATGCCTCAGCAATTGGATTTCCACATAAATCACATTTACATTCTTTCAATGCTAACATTCTCTGTTTGACATGTCTTCTGTGTTTACTTTTTTTTGCTCGTGTGTTGAATTCGCATTTTTCAATATCTTCGTTGTCAATTGCGCCAGTTAATATACTCTGAATCTCTTTATACTGTTTGTATGCTAACTGTGCGCGTTTTAGTTGTGCGCTGCAGAGTGGATCAAAATGTTCAAGATATTCAATTAGATTAATGTTTTCGGTTTTGTATTGTTCAACTGTTGGGAGATGGAGTAGTTGGTTCATGGTTAATCATCCGTTTCCTTATCTTCCTCTTCTTTTATCCCATCCTCACAGTCATGTTTATGAGGGCAAACTACACAGGAATCCCACATGCAAATACCTGTGTATTCAAAATTGTCAGTTTCCGAGGACATTATACGCGCCCCTCAAATCCCTGACAATAACTGTGCCGGTGTGTTCTGTATCCGTGCCTATCATGCCAATCTTCCTTATGCACGCTTGGGAGGTGAGGTATATTATTACAGTCACCCATTTCTTGACTTGGATCTGCTAACTTTCTCCAGTGCGTACAATAATAACAGCAATCGTCAACCATAATTTAAACCTCCTTCAAAACAGCTTTTCCATCGACCCACACATAAACCAACTTCTTACAATACTGTTCCTTATGCGCCTGTAGGTAATCCCCTAGAATAGAGGGGAATGTTTCAGAACTCATGCGGTTGCCTCCTGCATTTCTGAGAGAGTCTGAATCACATTCATCAAAGAGTTCCGAGTTCCTCGCCTAGCTGAATAATAATTAAACCCTTTGTATTCTCCGGTATGCTTTCCGGGTTTGATTGGATTATCTGTTATGTAGCCGTCATTTGCTACATATATGCGATTTTCTTTGAGTGTTATATCAAATGAGAATCCCCATTCTTTTTTTGCTGCTTCGAGTTGTGCTGAGTTCATCTTACATTCCACCTGTACTATTCTATATGCTAAGCATGGTATTTAAATGTTTGCTTAGCACTTATTCCTAATAATAAGTTCTGCCCATAACCCCCCCTTTTCCATTTCCTTACAGATATCCCTTCCAACGTAAGCAAGCCCGCCCTTTGGATAAAATTTTGTTATCTCCCTGCGGTCAACTACTACGAGGTTTTTAAATCTGAAATCCACATCCGATACATGCTTAACGATTTCATCTCTGTCAATTGGCTCTCCGGTGGCTTCCAGGGAATCTAGGTATATCCTTACAAAGTCTTTTGCGTCTTCTTCATCTGAGATGTTTTGCAGGTATCCGAGCAGGGCGTTAGCAATGTCAAGAGAGGAAAGAAGAGGCATTATGCGCCTCCCCATTTTTTCAGGACTTTTTCTTCTGCCCACTGCAAATATTGATCATAATCTCCATAGGTTTCTTCATAATTTATCATGAGATTTTTAACTTCTTCGTTCATTTCGTCGAGTTGTTCTTTTGTGAATCCTTCTGTATTTTCTTCTGTGAACATTTTATTTTCTCCTGTAACTTTTACCATGTATGATTTTGAGTTCTCTTAGTCGTCCCGTCAGGCATTGCATAGATCGTCACTATATCAGTATCGCACTCTTCGCGTGGGTCGTTGCATTCCACAGGATAACTTTCTATAATTTGTGGTTCTCCTGTTTCTTTTGCCTTCTGAAAGATTGGAGTTTCCTTCGCTTCTTTGGCTGCTTTCCTCTCTGCCTGCTTCTTTTCCTTTTTATCTATTATCTCATTGTAGATTTTCATCACCTTTTCATGTGACACTAAATTATTCTCCTCTTCTTTCCCGAATAGTTCATGAGCATGGAACTTGTGTACTTTTTCTAAGGTATCTTTAATTTCTTCAAGATCTGGGCGGAATTCCCATCCGGTTTCAGTGTTCGGTGAGATATACAGATTCCCTGTATCACATCCTGTCCACCATCTCCATGTTTCAGGATCTTTCTTGGTTTCTTCGATTACTTTGTTCATTTCCTCTTCGTGAGTTTTTCTCACAAAATCAAGAGCTTCAGGAGCTACAACTATAAGCACGTCCTGCCCTCGGCTCTTAAATGCCTTTGCTATGCTGCTGGAACTGCTTAAATTGATTCCAGTGTATCCCTGTTGTGTCTTAATATCAGTGACTTCAAAAAGAGCCTCGCCGATAACTGGCTTTTCCATCATCATCTTAAAAACGGGGTAGCTACCCACCCCCTTGTTTCGTATTTGTTCAAAAACAATTTCATACTTTTTCTTTGCGTCCTCAAACTGCACTTTAATCAACCTCTATTATGTTCCTGTACTATTCTATATGCTAAGCATACTATTTAAATGTTTGCTTAGCTATTTAAGTCCATTTATTAATATAAAATTAAATCACCCATATAACATTCACAAAACAATATAATAAAATACGAATGTATTAATATACAGATACACATATACAATTATATAATTAATAAAACAAAGGAAGCTGTTCTAATGTCAAAAACAATAACCGTTGGCTCCTCTGTTGACGATTCTACAAAACTACAAAAACTCATAGACAACACGGGAAATACACCTACGGAATACGTTTTTAGCGAAGCTCAGGACATTGAAATTAATTCGCGCCTGAGAGTCTATAATAATACTGAATGGTCCGGGAATGACTGTAATTTTATCCTCGCTGATAAAGTTTCTACATCTATTTTTCCATCTGGCATCCCTCTAATAGCTCCTAAAACGCCCTCAAATGCAGAGGGGATATGTTTACATGATCTAAATTGTGATGGCAACAGAGACAGTAATATGCATGTTGCCGCGTTAACTGCAAATAAAAAAGCATGGGGGAACGGTTTTCACAATTTTATAATGTTAGGAATATTAAACGGGGTGGAATGTTCCAACTCAAAAAACTGTGAATTTTATAATATTAATTATAAAAATAGTTTAGGAGATCTTTTGAGAGTAGAGGGTGGTCAAAATATATCAGCCCATGACATAACAGCAAGCAGGGGCGGGCATGATGTTATATGTTATGCTGGAACTGACGGAGGCGAGGTCTACAATCTCTCTGTTGAGATGTCAGTTAATGCAGCCGTAAGGACTCGCTCTTCTAAAAATATAAAAATCCATGACTGTAAAATTGAGGGGAATACAGGAACTGCATATAGTCCAGGTTTCGAAATTCAGTCAACTGCTACGAATTGGATTTCTGAAAATATTGAAATATATAATAATGAAATTCGCGGTACTTGGGGACCCGGAATCCAGATCGCCGGAACTGTGCCCGGAAATGGGCTAGTCTCTGTCCATAATAATCTTTTTGATGGATGTGGAAGGATGCCCGCCGTTAACAAAATACAGGGAGTTGGGGCAATAATTTTTGATGGTTTCCCGGTTCAAATCAGGAATAATACAGTAGTAAATTCGATGGGATATGGATTAATGGCAGGGGCCTATAATGTAAGTTCCCCCTATTCTTTCTCAGGTGAGATTTCAAGAAACATTGTAACAGGTACACGAAAATCTAATTATCCAGGGGCAGGATCGGGCGCAGGAATCGCTAATCTTATTCCCGGTAGGTATTCGCTTGCCTGTTCACAAAATTGCCTCTGTGATAATCTAACGAGCCTCTATAATACTACTCAGACCGGAGGAATTACAGAAGATCCTTTGTTTACAGAGGATTATCATTTGCAGGCTGACAGCCCTTGCAGGTTCTCAGGATACCAAATCGGAGCTTATTCTGATCCAGAGGAAAACCCTACAGAATTGTTAATATCCTGTTCTGAAGAAGATGTTGAAACTATCTCAAAATCAATAACATATGAACATGAAATATACAGGAGAATCGAATGACACAAATAAACATACCAAATACATATTCAACGATTTATACAGACCCTGCAAAACAGGACTGTAAACAAAAAGAGGTATCAATCGAGGGTGTAGCCGGAAAACAAATTAAACTCGAAGAGGTTGCTCTCTCATTAATGGTTGTAAAATCAGGCGTGATTGGGACTGTATGGGTAACTATTCAGTATCCCGGTGGATTGGAAACGAAAATAGCCGAATGGACGGAAACTAGAGTCTCATATCAGGCGAAGAGTTTTTCACCGGGGGTAATTATTCCGGCAGGACTTGGGATTACTCTTAGATTCTACCTAACGACATCTAATAAATTATACAGGTCAAGGATGTCGGGGCTGAATTATACTTATTCTCTTGTATATGTGCCTGTTATTGTGGAGCCTGATGTACCAATAGTTGATACTCCAGGAGAGAACACGTCGGTAATTTATATAAAATGTGTTTTAGAAAGTGGAGCGAGCGAACAGATTGAAAAAATAAAAAAGCTTCTTGAGGGGCATGAGATAAGTATTTTTGTGAAGAATTGAAGGAGTTTTATTCAACTCCTGGTAATTCTATTTTTGCCCATGATCCGGTAGATGGCCATTGGATAGGGATAGGAATTTCAAATTTAACGGGTCGTCTCAAATGCCAGAAATGGGTTTT